CCATGCTCGGCTGCTGTTTCCGCAGGTGCTGCTGGCTCGGTCCAGAGTGGAGTCGAGCATCGCTCGATCCTACATAAGCCAGCTCAACGGCCCTTCGCGGCCCGCGCCGCCTCGCGCTCGGCGCGCAGCCGTGCGCCTACGCCGAGTTTGGGATCTTCAGTAAGTGACATTTTTCGAACTCTCCATGTTGACTGGTGCGCTTTTTCGCACTATCGTTGCCCCAAGTACACAATAATCACACTTTGGTGCCCGATATGTCCAAACCTGTCCTAAAAACCGCACCCCAGGTGCGAGAGGAACTCGACCGGAAGGGCATCTCTATCGCCGAGTTTGCCCGCACCCACAACCTCGACCAGCGCGCCACGTGGCTGGTGCTGTCCGGTCGCAACAAGGGTCGTCGCGGCGAAGCGCACAAGGCCGCAGTAGTGCTGGGCATCAAGGCCGGCACCATCGATCCCACGTCAAACTGAGGGCCGATCATGTCGTCGCACAGCGCACGCAGGAAGGTGGTATTTCGATGCCCCTTCTGCCATTCCCCTTTGGTGAAGCGCACCAGCCACCTGAGCCATGACCACCTCCGGCACGACTCGTTCAACTGCACCAACCCGGTCTGTTCTGCCGCTTTCACCGGGCACACCGAACTGACCGGCGTTGCCAGTCCCAGCGGCCTGCCTGATGCACGGCCGACTGACCTCCCCCCAAGCCCCGCATACGCCCGGGAGATCGCCCAGCGCGCTCACCGCATGCAGCACAGCGGCAACCAACCCGATCTGCTGGAGGCATTGCCGCTCCCCGCCGACCACTGAGGTAACCAACCATGGCTGTTCTTGAACTGGCGATGCTCTCGCCAATGGCGAAGCTTTGCCTGCGATCCACCATCCGTCACGGCGGGTTGGTGGTTGGCGCACGCGGCTACACCGGCCGTCAGGCCGAGGCCGAGACTGGCGAGGCGTTCACCGCTGCGCCTGTGTGGCAGCTGATGGCGTTGGGCATTGTGCGCTGCGCGCCCGGCAATGACCGCCTGCTGGAAGCAACTGATCGCGGTATCGAGTTGAACGACTGCGGCGTGGTCGAAATCAAGACCTCCCCCGAGGGGCTGGGTCTCATCGACGCAGGGACCGGCGAAGGCGAGGCCACCCCATGAGCCAGCGCGACGCATGGTCGACCACACAGGTGCCCTTCCTCGTTCCCGGCCCTGCCGGGTACGTGCCTACCGATCCTGCCAAGAAAGCAGAAGACGCCGCCACGCTGGCCGCGCAGGTAGCCGCGTTCCGCAAGGCAGGCGGCAAGGTCGAAGTCATCACCGAACCCACCTACCGCCCGCAGAAAAGCAGCAAGCGCCGCAGCGCGAAGGCCTGAACAGATCATGCAAGAAGACATCCGCCAGCAAGTCCTGCAGCGCATCGAGCGGGACTACGGCCTCAAGCACCGTCCCAGCACTGAATACATGCGCGGCGGCAAGTGCCCCGCCTGTGGTCAGAAGGAGCTTTACACCAGCTTCCAGAATCCGTGGGTGCTGCGCTGTGGCCGCCAGGCCAAGTGCGGGCATGAGGTCAGCGTCAAGGATGTCTACGACGATCTGTTCGATGACTGGTCAAAGCGTCACGAACGCACGGAGACGGCGCCGCACGCTGCGGCGGGTGCCTACCTGCGGTACTCCCGCGGCTTCGATCTGACCCCGCTCCGTGGCCTCTACACGCAGGAGAGCTACTTCGACCGCAAGTCCAGGGAAGGCACCGCGACGGTACGGTTCCCGCTGACCAAGGGCGGCTATTGGGAGCGCCTGATCGACCGCGCTCACCGCTTCGGCAAGCAGAAAGCGCGCTTCATGCCGGGCCAAAGCTATGCGGGCGCCTGGTGGATCGCTCCGGCTGCGGCCGACATGCTGCCGACCGCGCGTGAGGTCTGGATCACCGAGGGCATCTTCGACGCTATCTCGCTCCTGCAGCACGGCATTGCGGCTGCATCCGGTATGTCCAGCAACGGCTACCCCGAGGAATCGCTGCGCGCCCTGCGCGACCAGCGCGGCGGCAAGCTGCCGGTGCTGGTATGGGCCTACGACAACGAGCCGACCGCACGTGATTACGTGCGCAAGCATGCACGCCGGGCCGAGTCGCTGGGCTTCAAGAGCCGTGCAGCACTGATCCCGCAGAAGCCGGGGAAAAAGACCGACTGGAACGACCTGCATCTGCGCGCGTCGAGCATCAACGACGCCGACGCACGCCAGGCTCAGTGGGATGCCGACATCGCGGAGGCGCGCTATCACGGCGACGTGCTGCTGGCGAAGTCCGCCATCGAGAAGGGCTTGCTGATGTATGCCCACACGCAGCGCCGCGAGTTCCACCTTGAACACCGCTCGCGCCTATTCTGGTTCAGCTTCGATAGCGTGAAGTTCGACAAGCTGTGCCAGGAGCGCGCCAAACGTAAGGAAGACCCGGACGAGGAACTCGACGCCGACGAGGCCGAGAAGATCCGCCGCGCCTGCTGCAGCGTGGAAGAAATCGCCAACTGCTATCCAGAGGCGCTCTACTTCCAGAGCCATGAGGTGACCGACGAAAGCTGGTACTTCTTCCGCGTCAGCTTCCCGCACGATGCGCCGCCCGTGAAGGGCACCTTTACCGGTGCGCAGGTCGCCAGCGCCAGCGAGTTCAAGAAGCGCCTCATCAGCATGGCGCAGGGTGCGGTGTTCACCGGCACCGGCCACCAGCTGGATTGCATCATCCGCGACGTGCTGTATGACATCACCAAGGTCCAGACCATCGACTTCGTTGGCTACAGCGAGGATCACAAGTCCTACATCCTCGGCGACGTGGCCGTGCGCGACGGCGAACTGAGCATCGCCAACGCCGAGGACTACTTCGAGTTCAAGAACCTGCGTGTGAAATCCACGCAGAAGTCGATCCGACTGGACATTCAGCGCGACCCCGAAAAGCAGCGCAACGACTGGCTGGCGTGGCTGTGGATGTGCTTCGGCACCCACGGCATGATCGCGCTCACGTTCTGGTTTGGCTCGCTGTACGCCAACCAGATCCGCAGCGCGCACAAGTCGTTCCCCTTCTTGGAAGCGACGGGCGAGGCCGGCGCCGGCAAGACCACGCTGCTGACCTTCCTGTGGAAGCTGCTCGGCCGCAGCGACTACGAAGGCTTTGACCCCGCGAAGTCATCCAAGGCCGGCCGCGCCCGCGCCATGGGCCAGATTTCCGGCATGCCGGTGGTCCTGCTGGAGGCCGACCGCAGCGATGCCGACCGCTCGCACGCCAAGTCGTTTGAATGGGATGAGTTAAAGGACTACTACGGCGGCGGCACCCTCGCAACGCACGGCGTGCGCAATGGCGGCAACGACACCTACGAGCCCCCTTTCCGGGGCACCATCGTCATAAGCCAGAATGCCGCCGTGGACGCCAGCGAGGCGATCCTGACGCGTATCGTGAAGCTGCATTTCCGCAAGCCGCAGGTCACCACTGAAAGCCGCATCGCGGCCGACAACCTAAACGCCCTGCAAGTGGAGGAACTGAGCCACTTCCTGATTCGCGCCGTCCGCGCCGAAAGCCAGGTGATGGAGAAGTTCGGCGAGCGTGTGCGCTTCTACGAGGGCAAGCTGCGCGAGCGCGGCGAGCTGCGCATGGAGCGCGTCATCAAGAACCATGCGCAGATGCTGGCGCTGTTCGACGCCCTGCGCCTGGTGATTGATATCCCCGAGGAAATGGTGGTTGCCACCCGCGAAGCGCTGGTAGCAGCTGCTCTGGAACGCCAGAGCGCGGTCAGTGCCGATAACGCACTGGTCACTGAGTTCTGGGAGGTCTACGAGTATCTGGAAACCACCAACGGCGGCATGCCGGTGGTAAACCACTCGCGAGATCCGTCGCGGATCGCCATCAACCTCAACGAGTTCGCCGCCAAAGCAGCGCACCATTCGCAGCAGCTGGCAGACCTCAAGATACTGCGCACGCTGCTGCGTGACTCGCGGCGGCACAAGTGCCTGGACACAAACGTCGCCGTGAACAGCGCAATTCGTCAGGGCACTATGGGTGCCGCTGCCACGGTCAAATGCTGGGTGTTCAAAGCATGAACACCCTCACCTCAAGCCACTTTCTTCGCGGCCGTCTTCCGGGCCTTGGTGTTGCGCTTGACCGGCTTGCCATCGCTGCCGATCGGTACGAGGCTCAGGCGGAAGCCCAGCGAGTTGGCCAACTTACTGAGGTTGCCCATGGTCGGGTTGCCCTCGCCGCGCAGCATCTTGTAGAGCGTTTCGCGGGCGATGCCGGTAGTGCGCGCCAGGTCGGCAATATTGCGAGCCTTTGCCACGATGCCCAGCACCGATGCGATGAAGGCCGCGTCGTCGGGAGCCTCTTCAAGAGCCGCTTCGATGAAGAAGGCGATGTCCTGTTCGTCACGCAGGTGCTCGGTGGCGTCCCAATCGTGCAGCTGCACTTTGTTGTTCATGGTGTTCTGCCTTGTTCCTTGTCTTGTGTCGCGTATGGGGTGCTGCAGGCTGACCGGTCAGAGTTGACCGGCCAGCTTTCGGGCCTGCTCTATGTCGCGGGGCTGGCTGTCTTTATCGCCTCCGCACAGCAGGATGTAGGTGATGCCAGCGCGCTCGGTGTAGTACACGCGGTAG